AGAGGGCGCCACTCTCTCCCGCGGTCTTCTTTCACCACCAAACGACTCGAAAAGCCATGACTAGGACTCCAGAGGACTCAAAGCGACCGCCGCTGGTCGTAGTAGGCTCAGATCGGCTGCAACAGGTTGAAGAGAGAACTACAGAGACGGTTTATGGCATATCTACGCCTAGAATCCACTCAAAGCTTCTCGATTTACCGACTCGCGGCCAAGAAGTCATCGATTTCGCAGATTCCATCGGGATCAAGATGCTCGACTGGCAGAAATGGCTGACAATCGAAGCCGGAAAATATAAGCCAGACAATAGGCCAGCTCATCCATTGGTCTGCGCGGTGGTGTCAAGGCAAAATGGAAAGACGACACTTATGAAAGCGCAAATCTTGGCCGGACTCTTTCTCTATAAAAAGAAGCTACAAATCGGCACGGCGCATCGACTGACAACATCGCTGGAAACATTTCGCGATCTAGTGAACATCATTGAAGAGAATGACGAGCTTGCAAAGAAGGTCAAGCGCATTCGATGGGCTCATGGATCAGAAGAAATTGAACTTCTTCCCGAACATGGCGGCGGCCGTTACATGGTCAAAGCTGGAGCATCGGCGGCGCGTGGTATTTCGAAGCCGGAGATGGTGCACATCGATGAAACTCGCGAGCTGAAAGACGAATCCACGTGGGCTTCGCTTCGATACACCATGATGGCAGCTGAAGCTCCACAGCTCTGGACGTATTCGAATGCTGGCGACCAACATTCTGTAGTGCTGAATTCGCTACGCGAGCGCGGCCTTGTCGCAGCTGCCGGCGGAGCGGATGACATTCTTTACGCAGAATGGTCATCACACACAGATGACATTTCCAACGTGGAAGGATGGCGATCAGCTAATCCAGCACTCGGCCACACAATCCACATCGATAATCTCAAAGCTGTAATGAATGATCCACCGGACGTCGTGCGCACTGAAGTGCTCTGCAGATGGGTCGCCACAATTAGCAGCGCAATACCATCGCAAGAGTGGAATGAGTGCTCGGATGAAATGATCGATCTTGATCCGGAAAAGCAGACATGGATGGCCATCGACTGCGCACCGGATAGACGTGCCGCAGCTCTGGTCGCGGCTCAAAAGATTGGTGATGACAAATTCTTTGTCAAGCTTCTGCACACTTGGCAAAATCCAATCAATCTCGACGATCTAGCTGTCGCCAATGACATCGCGCCATATACGCGGATGTATCCAACGGAATGCGTGGCATATTCAAAGAGAACGAGCAGCGCAGTGGCCGCGAGACTCCAGCCAGCCGGAATCCGGATCGTGGCAATTGATGGGAGTGAGTATTCACAGAGCTGCGACGAGCTTCTCGGCAGTGTGACGTCAAAGAGATTCGTGCACCGAAATCAAGCAGAATTATCCAAGCAGATTCTATCAGCGACGCGATTGAATTATGGAGACGGCGGATGGGTCATCGGTCGTCGAGCTTCGCAAGCTACAGTCTGCGCAGCTGTAGGAGCTGCACTGGTCACACATTTCGCGACACGACCAGAGTCGGATCTTGACATCATGGTCGGCTAGGTGTACCGCGTGACTTAGAATTAACGCATGGGATTATTCGACAGACTTCTACCGGTAAAAACTAACGCGCCAGAAAACACTCCGGACGTTGAAGCTTCAGGCGTCGCTCCATATTATGCAGAAACGTCTGGGATGTTCTTTTCTGGAATTGCGCAAGCTACTCGCGCAGAAGCTATGAGTGTGCCAACAGTGGCGCGCGCTCTTTCAGTAATTCAAACAATTGCATCTCTGCCAATGGAGACACGCAACGTTGCCAGCGGAGAAAAAGTTTCACAGCCGCGCGTCATCAATCAACCGGATCCGCGAATTTCTGGCACAGTATTCTGGAGCTGGATTATTTCAGATCTCTTCTTCCATCCGTACGCATTCGCTCGGGTCATGGAAAGATATGCTGATACAGGAAAAATTCGTGCGATGGAAAGAATTGCAGCCGAGCGCGTAACAATTACAACGACCGGCATGGGATATGAAGTTAGCTACTACACAGTAGACGGACAGTACATAGATCCGAATGAACTTGTCGTGTTCGCCGGAAATGATGAAGGATTACTCTCTCGCGCTGGTCGCACAATTCGCGCAGCTGCCGCACTTGAAAAGGCTGCGATGGATTTCGCTATCGATCCAATTCCACAAATGATTCTTAAATCGAATGGCACATCTTTGCCAGCTGATCGCGTTGCAAAATTACTTTCAGCATTCGGAGCACGTCGAAAGAAATCCGTGGTCTATCTGAATGCAGATGTATCAATGGAAACAATGGGCTTCGATCCAAAATCAATTCAGCTCAATGAAGGCCGCAACTATGTCAGCTTAGAGCTTTCACGCGCTTGCGGCATTCCGGCTTATTTCACAGATTCACAGCAATCTAGCTTCACCTACTCCAACGCCTTGGACAAGAGGCGCGATCTCGTCGATTTCGCTTTCAGAAATTACATGAGCATAATCGAGCAACGTCTTTCATTCCAAGATTTCACATCACTCGGCAACGAAGTGAAATTCGATCTAGATGACTTCTTGCGTGGCAATCCACATGAGCGCGCGCAAGTGTACGAAATACTCAACAGAATCGGCGCGATGAGCGTTGAAGAAATAAGAGAAGAAGAGGATATGCTGCTATGAAGCTAACTACACCAATGACGATTACAGCTGCGGATTCGGAAACTCGAATCATCACTGGCCGCATCGTTGCATTCGAAGAGCCAGCCAATGCTTCAACCGGCAAAGTCGTCTTCGCAAAAGGATCAATAAAGCCATCACCGGTCAAGCTCAATCTTGAACATGATCGCACTCGACCAATTGGCAAGACTCTCGATATGACTCTCAATGAAGATTCAATCGATGCCAGCTTTAAGATTTCAAATACCACAGCCGGATCAGACGCAATTGCCGAAGCTATGGATGGACTCCGCGACGGATTCTCCATCGAATTAGCAGTGGACGAATATGTCATGGAAAAAGACGGCACAATGCGCGTTCTCATGGGCGAGCTCACAGGCGTCGCACTTGTCACAGAGCCAGCCGTCAGATCAGCGCGCGTCAGCGATGTCGCAGCTACAGAAGGCGAAGAAGAAACACCAGAAGATTCTGACTCCACCGTGGAGCCGGATGTAATACCAACAGAAGGAGACGAAGTGGAAAACACCGTCACAGACGCTTCAGCCGTGGAGACGGTAGAAGCCGCTCAGTCAGTTACAGCCAACTCAAAGCCAGTAGGCGGATTCACATCCAAGCCACGTTCACCAATTACGACCGGCGGCTCATATCTTGAACACACAATCAAAGCAAAGCTTGGCAACGAAGATTCACGCCAATATGTATTAGCTGCGGATGATTCATTCACAACAAATCCAGCGTTCTCACCGGTCTCTTATGTCCGCGACGTTGCACAGAATACAAATGCAGATCGTCCGGTCATCGAAGCTTGCGGTGGCACTCGTCCACTTAGCACTTATGGAATGACAGTGTCGATTCCTAAAATCACTGCAAATTCAACTGCGGCAACAGTGGCAGAAGGCGGAGATCCAACTGGAACGACTCAGATTACTTCAGCCTATGTGAACGCTACCGTAATTAAAAAAATGGGCTTCCAACGCTACAGCGTCGAGCTCCTTGATCGCAGCGATCCGAGCTTCTATGAAATTATGCTTGCAAATCTCCGTGATGCCTATGCTCAGGCGACTGATGCTTACGTCATCGCACAGATTACAGCTGGCGGCACACAGGCAACAGCAACAGCGGCAGATTCCGCTGGCTTGATTTCATTCGTATCAACAGAAGCTCCAGCTGCATACACAGCGACAAAGCGCACAGCTAAGTCATTCGTGTCAGGCACTTCCATCTGGACAACACTTCTCGGCGCAACAGATACAACAGGTCGTCCAATTTACAACGCCGGCAATCCAATGAACAATGCCGGATCTGCGATTCCAACAAGCATTCGCGGAAACGTGCTTGGACTCGATTACTATGTCGATCCAAATATGGTCTCAACTTCAATCGATGAGTCAGCATTCATCATCGAGCCACGTTCAATTGAAATTTTCGAATCTCCAGCTTTGACGCTGGCCACAAATGTGCCAACAACAGGCGAGATTGAAATTTCACTTTATGGTTATATTGCAGCGCAAGCCGTCTTCGCAGGTGGCCTACGTCGCTTCAACTTAACTTAATTCACAACAATCATCGGCCGTCGTCGCTCCCGAAGGCGGCCGAGCAGTAGAAAGGGAAGAGCTCATGCCAGCAATCATCACAGCCACGCAGCTGCGATCCGTCCTTGGCGTGAGCTCTTCTCTCTACAATGATGCGTATCTCGATCAAATTATCGATTCCGCCGAGAATGTAATTCTGCCGCTTCTCGTGCAGAATCAAGTCTCCGTCGATTATTACAAACTAGACGCCAATGAGGCTTACTTCTACACATCACGCGCTCACAATTTCGTCGCCGGTCAATCGGTTATCGTGGCAGGACTTCCAGCTCCATTCTCAGCGACTCACACAGTCGTCAAAGTGTCAGACTTTTATTTCACGGCAGCTCTTACAAATGCAGACGTCACAGTGCGTCCAATCATTCCTAACGGCACGGCGACTCTTTCCGGATATTCAGCTGCTCAACTTTATGCAGCGACTCCAGCGATCGAGAGCGCGATGTACGCCGTATCAATTGAAATCTTCCAGAGTCGCACAGCTGCCGGCGGCCAGATCGAAGGCGTGGACTTTACTGGCACGCCGTATCGCATGGGTCGCAGTCTCATGAATCGCGTGTCATCTTTGCTTCAGCCGTATCTCGACGTCGAAACAATCGTCCAATGACAGCGAGCTCAATCGCCGTCGATGTCCGTGGAGTATTAAAGACTCAGCTGGCATCCATCACAGCCAACGTCTATGACGTGATTCCAGAATCGCCAATCGTGCCATTCGCAGCGGTGCTTCCGATGAATCCATATCTGGAAATCGAAGTATTTACAAAGACAGCCGTGCGCACCAAGGTCAATCTCATGATCGTCGTCGGCGTCGCTTCATATTCCAACGCAGCTTCGCTCGACAACATCGAGCGTCTTATCATCAGCATTCTGGCCGCTTTGCCGGCTGGATACGAAATCGGCAACATCTCGAATCCGACTCCGCAGTTTCTAACTTCGGGATCTGAAGTCTTGGCTGCCGAGATCGAAGTCTCTACTCGATACACTCAAACAAACTAAGGAGCACCAAAAATGGCCACGACCGTCATCACCGGACGCGATCTGATATTGACGATCGCGACTGTAAGCTACGACGCACAAGCAACATCCGCAGTTCTTAGCAACTCACCAACCATCGACACATATCAGACACTCGATGGCAAGGCATACAAGCACATCGATGATCAATGGACTTTCGATGTCGAAATGCTTGCAGACTGGGGCGCAGCTTCATCACTCTGCGAAGCTCTCTGGACAGCGTGCGAGACTGCACCAAATACAACTCTTGCGGCTTCTCTTACAGCTGCAACAGGAGCGGTCTTTGCATTCAATGTCATGCCGGTATTTCCAAGCGTCGGCGGTGCTGCACCAAGCGCGCAGACTGTATCGCTATCATTCACAGTAGTGGGAACACCGTCAGAAACTTTCTAACCTAACAGAATCGGGAGCAAAGAAATGAAACTACCAATCACAATTCAATATCAGAATGGCGAGGAATCTACTTTCACAGCCGCTCCACCGGAGTGGATGAAATGGGAGCAGAAGACTGGCAACACCATCAGCCAAGCGCAAGACAAGATCGGAGTCGCAGATCTTCTCTTTCTGGCCTATCACGCTATGAAGCGCGAAGCAGCTGGCAAGCCGGTCAAGCCATTCGAAGCATGGGCAGAGGGAGTCTCAGACATTCAAGTCGGTGACTCAAGCCCAAAAGCTACAGCGTCGGAAGTTTAAATCGGTTGCTCTGGGAACTGGCCATCGCGACAGGTCAGTCTCGGAGCGAATTCGAAACAGCTGAAGACGTACACACAGCAATCGAGATTCTGGAGAAGAGAAATGGCAACAGCTAGCGGCCAAGGGCGCGTCGCGATCCAAGTCGAGCCGTACCAGCTCAAGCAGCTTTTCCAGCTTCTCTCAGCTTTGCCAAAAGATTCGCAGAATGAAATTCGTGATCAAGCGCAGATGATGTCCAAGCGTCTAGCTGGTCAGCTTCTCATGTTCTCGCATGGTGCTCCAGCTCCACAGACTCGTCTTGTCGCACAATCAATTTCGACTCCACGCGATCGTCTCATTCGCGTCGATGTCGGTGGATCAAAGAAAGTCGGTCGCAAGTACGGCGGCGAGACTTCAAAGAATGGAAAGACAAGAGTGCGTCAGAATCAAGCTTCTGCCGGAGCTCTTCTATGGGGCACAGAATTCGGCGGTCACGCCGGTGAAGATTCGCTCGGCCGTAAATATACCAACCGATTCAAAGCTGCTCCGAAGAAAGGCGGCTACTGGATTAATCCGGCCGTGGACTATTACACGCCGATAGTGGCTAAGGAATACATCCAGCTCATTCAAGACGTCGTGAAGAGAGTGGGGCTCGCGTAATGGCCGGAATTCCAAAAGTCAAAATCACGTTCGACGCGGATCTCGATGAATTAAAAAAGGGAGTCAAAAGCGCGACGACTGAAGTCCAGAGCTTCGGTGATCGCGCCGCAGCTTTTGGAAAGAAAGCAGCTCTCGCATTCGCAGCCGCCGGCGCAGCATTCACAGCATTCGCGGTCTCAGCTGTCAAAGCAGCTGCACAGGATCAAGCTGCACAGCAAAAGCTCGCAGATACAATCAAAGCAACTACAGACGCCACAGCTCAACAGATAGCTGGAATCGATCGCTACGTCACAAAGACATCCATCGCGGCGTCCGTCACCGATGATCAGATTCGTCCAGCTCTGGCTCGATTGGCCAGAAGTACCGGAGATGTTCAAGAATCTCAGGATCTCCTAGCTCTTGCGCTTGACCTAAGTGCCGCAAGTGGCAAGTCGCTTGAAACCGTCACAAATGCGCTCGCCAAGAGCCATGAGGGATCTAATACAGCTTTGAAGAAGCTTGGTCTCGGTCTCGATGAGAATTATCTGAAGACTGCATCCAATGAACAAATCGTCAAGGATCTCACAGCTACATACGGCAATTTCTCAGAGAATCAAGCGAAGACAGCCGAAGCTCGATTCAGATCGATGTCAATCGCCATCAACGAATCGAAAGAAGCTATCGGAGCCGCTTTGCTACCGGTCGCGGAGAAGCTTGCGACTTTCGTGCTGGAGACTCTTATTCCAGCCATCGACGGATTCATCGGCGGCTTGACTGGTAATGAAGGCTTGAAAGATAGCTTGACAGAATCACAAAAGAATATGTTCGCATGGGGCGAAAGGGTCAAAGGTCTCATCGACACAATCGTGAAATTCAAGGATGAGCTACTCGTCGTCGGCGGAGTCATCGCTGGCATTTTCGTCGTCTCAAAGATTTCAGCCGGAGTCGCTGCAACAATCGCAGTCATCAAAAGTCTGATCGTGGCGTATAACGCTCTCAAAGCTTCCGCCATCGTCGCCGGTGTTGCGTCTGCATTCGCACTCAATCCGCTTCTCGGTGTGGGAGCTGTGGCGTTAGCAGCTGGCGTCTTGGCTGGAGCTAATGCTCTAGCAAATAATTCAGACACTTCGACAGATTTCGGCGGTGGTGGATTCGCGACAAGTGGTGCTCCCGGAGCAATATCCGGCGGCGGCGGCACTGCCGGCGGTCGGACTGGCGGTGGTGGATTTACCGGTGGCGGTCTAAGTGGTGGCACTTCCGGCGGTGGTGGTGGAGTCTCGACTCCAACCGGCGCGACAAGCTTGGTCAATCTTGCCAAACGGCTCACAGACATTTCAGACGAATTCACAGAGTTGCAATTCTTAGTCAGTACCGGCGGCATCAGTAAGAGCGCAGGAGCCGCGCAGCTGAATGCTCTGACGAAAGAATTCAGAGTCTTGGAGAATCAAGCTAACGCTTTGACAGCTACAGAAGCAAAAGGCACATTCGACGTCGGCTCATTCCGTCGCGGAGAAGCTGCGACAATGGTGACGATCAATATGGGCGTGGTCGGCGATCCAGAAGGCGCAGCCAGAGCAGTCGAGCAAGTATTCCAAGACTCACTCGCTCGCGGCGGTATTAGCTCCACAGTAGGCGCGTACGACCGATGAGCAATTGGTCTCCGGTCTGGTCGGTCACAATCGGCGACATCGACTACACAGACATAACACTGGCGAATCTTTCAATCACATCCGGACGTACTGACTTCTACGTCCAGCCAGCTGCCGGCTACTGCTCAGTAGAGATTATCAATCTCGACGAGAGTGTGACTATTGCAGCCGATCTGAATGACCAGATAGCAATTCAAGTCAAAGACTCCACTGGCACATTCGTGCCAATCTTCGGCGGCTTCGTCACAGATATTTCGCAGACGGTCAAGAGTGCCGGATCCGTCATGATTACGCAGTCAATCAAGATCATCGCCATGGGAGCACTTGCCAAGCTTGCCAAGATTCTGGTCGATGGAGTCTTGCCAAAAGAATTCGATGGTGATCAGATTTACGATATTTTAGAGCCGCTGCTCTTTGCTTCATGGAATGAGGTGCCGCCAGCTTTGACATGGGCGACTTATGATCCAACGACTCAATGGCTTGATGCTGAAAATACTGGACTTGGTGAGATAGATCGACCCGGCGACTATGAGCTTGCAGCTCGGTCATCATCACGCAATACAGCTCTCAATATCGTCTCGGGTCTTGCGACGTCTGGACTCGGTTATTTATATGAAGACGGCCAAGGCCGAATCTGCTATGCAGACAGCACACATCGCAGCCAATATCTTGCAGCTAATGGATTCAGCGAGCTCTCAGCCAATGACGCGCTCGCCAATGGAATCTCCGTTGCACGTCGCACCGGAGATCTTCGCAATTCAGTCACAGTCAAATACGACGCGACATCTTCATCGGAGCAATCTGCCAGCGACTCCACATCCATCGCGACTTATGGACAGCAGGGATATATCGTGACGACGACTTTGCACAATTCGGCGGACGCTCTTAGCCAAGCCAATTTCTATCTATCACTCAGAGCTTATCCATCCGACATTTTCAAGACTCTCAACTATGAGCTAACAAATCCAGAGCTTTCAGATACCGATCGCGACGACTTGCTTTCAATCTTCATGGGATTACCGGTGGACATCACTGACTTGCCGGTGAATATGATTGGCGGCACATTCCAAGGATTCGTTGAAGGCTGGACATTCTCGACTTCATACAATCGACTTTCACTGACGATTAACTTGTCGCCGGTTGCTTACAGCTTGCAAGCGATGAAGTGGCTAAATGTGCCCGTAACAGAGACATGGCAGACAATATCACCGACTTTAGACTGGTTAAATGCGACAATAGTCGCCTAGACATAAGGAGAAAAAATGGCAACGACTACGAACTACGGCTGGAGCACTCCAGACGACACAGCTCTAGTCTCACAAGGTGCAGCGGCAATCCGTACACTTGGATCATCGGTCGATACAACAGTGAAAGCTTTGTCTCCGGGAACGACTGCCGGCGACATCGACTATTACACTTCTAGCACTGCAAAATCCAGAGTCGCAATTGGAACATCCGGACAAGTGCTCACAGTCTCCGGCGGTGTGCCATCATGGGCAACTAGCGCAGCTGGTGGCATGACGTTGCTAAGCACAACAGCATTGACGGGAGCTTCCACCGTGGTGAGCGGAATTAGCGGATCATACAATGAACTTTATATTCTCGTAACTGGACTTTATCCATCGACAAACGCCGTCGCACTAAACATCAAGCCAAATGCAACAGCAAGCACTGCATCGTATTCATCAATCAATAACAATTTTGGAACTTTTGCAAGCGCAGTTGTTTATCGTGGTGATATTACAAGTAATTATGGTATGGCAAATACAAGCGCAACGGGAAACAATTTCCTTTTAACTATTAGTAATTATGCGAATACTACTTACGCCAAGCCATTTACATTGAATCATTGGTATCGCTCCTATTCAGTCGGTGCAGGTCACGACAATCAAGAATTCCAAGCAGGTGGATTAGACATCGCGGCGGCAATTACTTCGCTGACATTCTCATTCGCTTCAGGAAATATCGCAGCCGGATCATGCCAAGTCTATGGAGTGAAATAATGACAAAAACATCAAGTGCACCAATGATTCGAATCCACAACACCGAAACAAATGAAATCATCGATCGAGAGATGAATGCTGAAGAATTGGCTCAACGCGATGCAGACGAATCCGCCAAAACAATTGCCGATGCAGCTAAAGCACAAAAGGCGGCGGATCGTGCAGCTCTTCTTGCACAGCTAGGCATCACCGAAGAGCAAGCGAAGCTTCTACTCGGATGACGTATCCAACTGGCACAGCCGCTCGACTCATCGAAGTGGCACTCGCTGAAGTCGGCACGGTTGAAGAAGGCGACAATCTGACCAAGTACGGCAAATTTATGAAAGCCGACGGCTTGCCATGGTGCGGATCATTCGTCAATTGGTGCGCGGATCAAGCTGGAGTCAAGATTCCATCAATGGTCTCAACAGCTGCCGGAGCTAATAAATTAAAAGATATTGGCCGCTGGATTACAGACAAGCCGCAAGTCGGAGATTTATGCTTCATGGACTTTCCGCATGATGGCATCGACCGGATTTCTCACATCGGCATCGTCGTCAAAGCTGGAGTGACTTCTGTGATCTGCGTTGAGGGCAACACTTCCGGCACTGGAGATCAACGTAATGGCGGAATGGTCATGATCAAACGTCGCAACATCGCAAAAGAAATAGTGGGCTTCGGTCGTCCGAAGCTTGTCGCCTACTCGGGAGAATTGCCAGCTGTGGAGATTCCAGATGAAGCTCCCAAGAAAGGTAACAAAAAGAAATGAAACAAATCCAAGCAATCGCAGCATCGTGGCTACGCTCATTCTTAGCCGCATCACTGGCCGTCTATATGGCCGGAGTAACAGATCCGAAGACGATTGGCATGGCTGGCTTAGCTGCCGTGCTGCCGGTCATTCTCCGCTTCTTAAATCCATCAGACGCATCATTCGGGATTTCAAAGGGAAAGTGATTCCGAAAGCACTGGCGGCAGCGATTGGAATGGGGCTAGTCCTTTCGCTGTCGTCGTGCGCTTACCAAGGATGGACGAGATATGACTGCCAACTCTTCGAAAACTGGGATGCTCCAGAATGCAATCCGCCACAGTGCAAGGCGTCAGGTACTTGCACAGAAGACATCTTCGGACATGATCCGCGTGAAACACTCTCGACGCTACACAAATGAGCAGCTCAAAGCTCGGCTTATCGTATTCATCGGAGTCGTGCTAGCTGCCACATTCTGCTTCTCAGTCTTCGGAATGCTGTACGCGCTGATCTTCGTGACTCAGCCACTAGGCGATCAAGCTCCGAATGACAGAGCTTTCATCGAGCTTCTTTCAACGCTTACAATCTTCTTGACTGGAGCTCTGGGCTCAGTCTTGGCATCGAACGGACTCAAAGACAAGCCGAAATCGCCGGAAGACACGCCGAAAGTCGAGCGCGATTCTTGACGAAGCCAGATTCATCCGTCACGCTTCTTTCAGGGAGCTGAAATGCAGCTCTCAGATTCGGGAGCAATAACATGACAACATCGGAATTCGTGCAGATGTGGATCTGCATCATTCTCTTAATGGGCATCGCCTTAATGATTGGATACTCAATCGGACTTAAAGATGGCCAGCGTGAAGGCTACTTGCGCGGCCGTGCAGTATCACGCCACATCTCAAGCAAGGAGTCAGCACGATGAGCTTCTTAGACGGATATGAAGACATCGCAGCTCGCATCACTCGATTCCAAAAGACTTTCAGCAGCGGCCGGATAGAGACATCGATCATCGATTTCTCAGCTAAGGATGGCTACATCTTGGTAGAAGCTCGCGTCTATCGTCAGAGCGATGACACACTGCCAGCCGGTATCGATTACGCATTCGGGCACGTCTCGACTTACAACGTCCAGATGAAAAAGTGGTACGTCGAAGATACGGTCAGCTCTGCAATTGGTCGCGCTTTGAATCTCGTACTTGGTGCAATCAATCTGCCGGATGGTGTATCGAATGCACGTCCGACTCGACAGAATATGGAGCAGGTCGAGCACTCGGATGCAGCTCTGGCAAAAGCAGCCAACGAAGATCCATGGGCAATCTCGCAAGACGTAGGGATGCCAAATATCGGATCAGCGATTGAAGCAATCACGGACAAGATTGGAGCTGAAGTCTTGGCCGAAGCTCCGCGCTGCGTCCACGGTACTCGCGTGTGGCGTGAAGGTGTCAGTCAAAAGACTGGCAAAGCATGGGCGAATTTCAGCTGCACAGAGAAGTCAAAAGCTTCTCAATGTGATCCGCTCTGGTACGTCATGACAAGCGGTGGCACATGGAAACCACAGATATAGCATGGGCGCGATTCAAGCATTCGGAATCGGTGAGTGGGATTACTGCGACAGCTGCTCAAAGCCAACACCTAAGAGCGAAGGCGTCATGGAGCGGATTGACCAGCAAGACATTCTCTTCTTCTGTAAGGGATGTGCCAAGTGAGATGCGTCTTCAAACACGTCTGGATTTACATCACGGACAAGTCCGACCATCAATGGAAAGAGTGCGTCAAGTGCGGAGTGATTCGATGAAATACAAATCGACTCAGAAGATGCAGCAGCTCTGCCACGTTGCAGCTCTGGCCAGACTATGCGCAACAGAAGAGCAAATCATGGGATCAGAGCCACGCTATAACCGAGGCTTGAACTTCCACGAAAGAGTCACAGAGCTCGCGCAAGCTACAGAAGCAGAATGGATCGTGGCCAACTATCTCGGCTATGAATTCAATCCATTCCGAGACACGATGAAGACTCAAGCTGATGTGGGAGACAAATTCGAAGTCAAACACACAGAGAACGGATTTCATCTCATCATCTATCCGAATGACAGAATCACAGACGTGGCAGTGCTGGTCACTGGTAAGTCTCCAGAGTTTCATATCATCGGATGGATACCGGTCGCCATGGCCAAGCGGCCACGCTTTAAGAAGGCGACTCAAGACTCATGGTGGGTCAATATGCGCGATCTGCAACCAATGGAAAATCTAGTTAGGAGCTCTTATGGAGCAGCTGCGCTATGAATGCCGAATAGAGAAGAAGATACAGAATCATGGCGTCTTGACTGAATTCAATCTAGGCGATGACCATCTTTGCGTCCAATGTCTTGGATGTGGTGTGATTGGTGTGGTCAGTAGAGCGGATGCACAGTGATGGCAGACTATGACTTCAGATGTGAGATGTGTGATTCTCGAATGACAATCTCTCGACCAATCACAGATCAACTCAGTCGGGATCCATATTGCGAAAGCTGCATGATTCCAATGAAGCGAATCTGGTCAGCTACTCCGGCAATCTTCAAGGGCAAAGGATGGGGCGGAAGCAAATGAATAGTTATCAACAGCCTGTGGATAACCTATATCCGACACGCCGAAAACGCGCTCAAGTTATCCACATACTAGCGAGTAACTTGACTAAGGCAGTACGCTGTCATCGCGTAAAGCGAGCCGCTGAGGCGGATAGCTCGCAAGCGCGAATGCAGCTAAGGCCACTCCTATGCCTATTAATAGGCGTTGCATTACAAACGACGATACCAAGTGCGCAAGCTATAGGCACAAAGACAGACGCCGATCACTATAAACTCTATGCACATTCGAGGATCATCAGCTGGTCAGAGACTCGATGCTTCATAGCTTTGATAGATAGAGAGAATCGACACTGGAATCCAATGGCAAAGAATGGCAGTCATTACGGAATAGGCCAGATGCGAAATACAAAATACAGAGAGCTCGATGGATACCGTCAGATTGACTGGACGCTTCGCTATATTGCCGGAAGATACTCCACTCCATGCAAAGCGTGGGAATTCTTCAAAGCGAATGGCTACCATTAGGCCATGACAATGCACAGCCAGCGCAAGTCCAACTCAACACACTGGAAGAAGATTCGATTAAGGATCTTGCAACGTGATGGATATGAATGCTATTGGTGCGGAGCTGATGCAACGACGTGCGATCACGTCATACCTGTGGCAAGAGGTGGCACAGATGAGCCGGATAATCTCGTGGCTGCGTGTAAGCGATGCAACTTCAGCCGTCAAGATAAGATGCCAGATGAATTCATTCTCGCTCAACGTGCAAAGGCTTCCAATTTTTTAGGACGTGATTCCACCGCCACTCTCTAGATCGGAAGA